CTTACAAGGAGGTAGCGTGAGCCACGAAGCTAATGACATGATGGCAGATACTATCAGAGATGGAGTAGCTGACATTTGGATGTTGCCTAATAGACCAGACTTAGAAGACGATTGTGTTGAGTACATTTATAATTACTACATTGACTCTGAGCAAGGGGTAAGTTCTGGGGATATTCCAACAATGGTGATAGAGTTTCTATCTAAACTTTGTAGTGACGCAATCTCGTCACAAGATATAGAATACATGGAGAAAAAATAATATGATTGAAGAAAAAACTAAAAACAAAAAAGTTAAAGAGGAGTTCAAAAAAAATCTTGAAAAGAAGATTGAAAAAGAACTTGGTAAAGAAATGTTAAAGAAAGTAACAATTTTAACTTGAGGAGTAGTATGTATCAACCAAGAGTAACTGTCGGCAGTATCCCTTATGATGAGGAAATACTGTGCGACATATGTAGAGAAAAGAAAGCTACACTAAGGCATAGTAATATCTTTAGTTGTGATGAGTGTTTGACTCGTGTCTAAGCATAAAGTATACATTGGTAATGTTCTCGTAGGAGAAATAGAAGACCAGACTAAAGAAGAAATAATAGAAGTTCTTTTAGATAACTCTAAAAAGTTTGTTGAAGATATGTTAAGTGAAGGAGTAATTTATATTGAATAACAGAAAAGTAAAACAGCTAAAAACTAGAATAAGAAAAATACAATTTCAATGGTTGAAGACTTTGCTTCCAGAAGAGAATGCAAAAGAATTAACTATGGATAAGGTTGAGTCTATGTTGCCCGACCAAACACATGTACGCAGTATCGCCAGAACTAATCTGTCTTTTATGACAGATAGATGGGTTTTAAAAATGTTGAAGCGATATCCAAATGTACATACTTACAAAGAATTACAGGAGAAAATAAATAATGTTTGAATTTATATGTGAGGTTGTCATTGATGATAGCCGAGAAGAAATAAAAACCTATGCAGAAAATGTTTATGAATGCATAGATAACTTAGCGTGTATGCCTAGCGTAAATCATGTTATGACTATTACTAGGGTTGAGCCAGAACACAAGTGGAGCTTTGCCGGTGATATACAAAAGCTAAGAAGCATAAGAGATAAAATAACAGACCAAGAACTAGTACAACAATTATTACAGGGGTTAAACATTGGCGACTAAAAAAGAAGTACAATTAATTAATCATGTTAAAAAAAGCACATCTCAGGGTAGAGGTGGTAGAGGTAGAAGAGTTAAGCTATCTACTAAGCACATGAACAAACACAGAAGAAAAAGTTACAAAGCATATCGAGGACAAGGTAGATGAATGTAGAACTAGCTTTAGTAAAAGACAAGAACAACGACAACCATTATGTTTATGGTAAGTATGAAGAGGTAGAGAGTTACGCTAAGTCTGTTGAGGGCTATGTGTTCCAGTACCTTAATCATGTTAATCCATCAACAGTTCAGGCTAACTTTAATTATGTTGGTAACGGACATGACCCTTATCAAAAAAGTAGAGGGTTTAGTTACGAGCTACAAAAAGTTATTGCAATTGAAAAATGGTAGTGGTAAACTTATTTGAAATGGAAAGAAGATATGGTAAACCGAGCAATCAAGTCACGAAGCCCTCTATCTCCATTCAAAAGATTTGGTTTGGTATAACCAAGGCTTTGAGAGTGGTCTGCTCAAAACTCTCACAAACATTAATAAGCTTAAATGGAGGTAAATCACTATGGCTATATTAAATGGAATCGCCAAATGGGCGAGTATAACGACTCCTAACACAAAGTTTGAGCCAGTCTATACAGTTGACTTAATAGTTGACCAAGAGATTGCTGATGACTTTGCGTCAAGAGGTCATAAAGTAAAGCAACATGACGAAGGTCCTGCTTTAGTAATTAAGAGAAAGGTGAATGGTCCTAATGGTATGACCAGACCTGCACCTAGACTTTTAAATACTGAGAAGCAAGAAATTAATGTTGCTGTTGGTAATGGCTCTAAAGTTAGAGTTCAGTTTAATGAGTATAGTGGCGAGGGTAAGTTTGGTCCTTATCAAGGACTTGACCTACAAGCTGTACAAGTTACTGATTTAGTAGAATATAAATCTGCTGATGGCGAAGAGTTATTATCTGATGGTGAGGAGTTTTAAATGATTATCACTGTCAAAAAAGATGATGGCGAGTTAGTCTATGATGTTAATAAGATTGCTGACGAGGGCAAACAGAACGAAGCCCGAGTCATCATATCTAAAGTTGGCAGTTTAGATATCATCACCGAAGCTTTAAGTTTTGCATCTGCTACCCATAGAGCTAATCTAGAAAGATTGCTTGAAGATAGTTCAGAGGCAATGGTTGAGGCTGAGATAGAGTCTGAAACTAAAACAATAGAAGAAGACTCTACCTCATAATTTAGTTAAATTTAGCTAGGCTAGGTTTTTTTATCCAATTTTTAACCCTAGTCTAGCTATCTATTTGGAGATAGAATGGAAGACAATAAATTTGTAAAACATAGATTACCCTGTCCGAAATGTGGAGGTTCAGACCCAGTATCTATGAACAAAGATGGCTCTGCATATTGCTTTAGTTGTTCAACTTATATGCGTAGCTACGAAGATGAAAGTGAGGGCACAATAGTGGAAACAACACCAAAGGCAAATAATACTTTTTTAGATTCTTACACAGGCATATATTCAGCTCTGACTGATAGAGGTATATCAGAAGAGACTGCTAAGAAGTTTGGAGTAAGAGTAGTCAAGGATACACGAGGCAATATTACTCAACACATTTATCCTTATTACAATGGTACTGAGATTGTTTGTACCAAAACTAGATTTACCAATACCAAAAACTTTGGAGTCAATGGTGGCTACGAAGGCACTGGATTATTTGGTGAGCAACTGTATCGAAATACTGGCGGTAAGTATTTAACAATTACCGAAGGCGAGTGTGACGCTATGGCAGTTGATGAAATGTTTCAAGGTAAGTGGGCAGTAGTTTCTGTTAAAAGAGGAGCTGCAGGTGCAGTAAAAGACATAAGAGAAAGTATAGAGTTTGTTGAATCTTTTGAAAGTGTTGTGCTTTGTTTCGATAATGATAAGGCAGGTCGTGAAGCTACTAAAAATGTAGCGAGAATACTAAAACCCGGAAAGGTAAAAATTATGACTTTACCTAATGGTTATAAAGACGCTAATGATATGCACAATCAAAAGAAGTTTAGTGAGTTTACTAAATCTTGGTGGGATGCTAAGACTTATACCCCATCAGGTATCATGGAACTATCTGGACAAAAAACAGATTGGTTACATAGAGAAGTAAAAGAAAGTATTGCTTATCCTTGGGAAGGATTAAACAAGAAACTATATGGATTAAGACAGGGAGAACTGCTAACCTTAACTGGTGGTACAGGTCTTGGTAAGTCATCTGTCACTAGAGAGCTAGAGCACTGGCTTATCAAGACAACCAAAGACAATGTAGGTATTATTGCTCTTGAAGAAAACTGGCTTAGGACAGCAGATGGTCTAATATCTATTGAGGCAAACGATAGACTATACCTAAATGAAAAGCGTCAGCAATATACAGAAGAAGACTTGAATGCTTTGTTTGACAAAGTGATTGAGAAGAACAGAGTATTTATTCATTCTCATCTTGGTGCAACAGACATTGATGAGATATTTGCAAAGTTACGATACATGATTGTAGGTTGCGAATGTAAGTGGGTAATAGTTGACCACTTGCACATGCTTGTCAATGTCTTAACCGAAGGTGATGAACGTAGAGGTATTGATACTTTAATGAATAGATTAAGAAGCTTGGTAGAAGAGACAAATGTTGGTATGATATTAGTATCACATTTACGTAGAGCTACAGGTGACCGAGGACATGAGAAAGGAGTCGCAGTGTCTTTAAGTCACCTAAAAGGTTCTCAAGGTATTGCACAGTTATCTGATTGCGTCATAGCTTTGGAAAGAAACCAACAAGCTACTGACCCTAAAGAAGCTAACACAACTAAAGTAAGAGTGTTAAAGTCTAGGTATACTGGAGACACTGGATTAGCTTGTGCACTTGAGTATGATAATGACACTGGTAGATTGCATGAAGTAACTACCGAAGATACCTTTGATAACGAAGAGGAAAGCTATGACCTCCCATTCTAAACAAGTTGTATTTGATATTGAAGCTGATGGTCTTACACCAACAAAGATATGGTGTATTGTTGCTAAAGATTTAAATGAATCTAGTCTAAGAACTTTTGGACCAGACCAACTAGAAGAAGGCATAGAATATTTACAGTCAGTCGATACTCTAATTGGTCACAATATTTTAGGTTATGACATACCTGTTATTGAGAAGCTACACAATGTTACATTACATGCTGATGTTATTGATACTTTAGTTTTATCAAGACTCTATCAGCCAGTAAGAGAAAATGGACACAGTTTAAAAACTTGGGGCTACCGAGTTAAGTCACCTAAACAAGAACAACCTGATGATTTTGATAACTACACTCCACAAATGCTTGAGTATTGCACACAAGATGTACTGTTAAATGAGAAAGTCTACTATGCCTTACAACAAGAGAGTAAAAACTTTTCTCAGGAAAGTGTAGATTTAGAACATCAAGTTGCATTAATTATGAATGAGCAAGAAAAGAATGGCTTTCTCTTTGATACAGAGAGAGCAATGAATCTTCTTATCAGTTTAAAATATCGCATGTCAGAAGTAGAAGATGAGGTACAAGAAACATTCAAGCCTAAATGGGTTGATGATAAAATGGTAACTCCTTACGTTAAAAAGGATGGCGAGTTATCTTTACGAGGCTTGACAGACGATGAGTACAATCGATGCATTGAGACTAATAACTTTGAACCATTTATGCGAAAGAAACTTGTTGAGTTTAATTTAGGTAGTCGCAAACAGATTGGCGAATATTTAACTGATTTTGGTTGGAAGCCAGAAAGATTTACTCCCACAGGTCAACCTATTGTTGACGAAGGAACGCTAAAAAAGATAGACCATATACACGAAGCTCGGCTCATTGCCGAGTTTTTATTATTACAGAAACGTATTGCTCAGATATCATCTTGGGTAGATGAGTTACAGGGAGAACGTGTGCATGGTAAAGTTATACCTAACGGTACTATTACTGGCAGAATGACACATAGAAATCCTAACATGGCACAAGTTCCGAGTGTCCATAGTGAGTATGGTAAAGATTGTCGTGCTTGTTGGATAGTTCCTGAGGGATACAATTTACTAGGTATTGATGCAAGTGGACTAGAACTTAGAATGTTAGCTCACTATATGAACGATGATAATTATATTCAAGAGGTATTACATGGAGATATCCACACAACTAATCAAGAACTTGCAGGACTTGAATCAAGAGATAAGGCAAAGACTTTCATCTATGCCCTCATATACGGAGCAGGAGATGAAAAACTTGGAAAGGTGGTTGGTTCGGATAGAAAAGCAGGTAAGGAACTTAGAACTCGTTTCCTCACCAACCTTCCTGCACTTGAAACTCTTACGAGAAGAGTTAGAGAAGCGTCAAGAAGAGGATTCTTGAAAGGACTAGATGGTCGTAAAATATATGTTAGAAGTGAACATGCTGCCTTAAATACTTTATTACAAGGCGGTGGTGCTATAGCCATGAAAAAAGCTATGTGTATATTTTATAATAAAATTAAATTAAATACACTGGATGCAAAGTTTGTAGCTAATATTCATGATGAGTGGCAGTTACAGGTTAAAAATAACATTGCTGAATATACTGGGCTATTAGGTGTGGAGTGTATAGAAGAAGCCGGAAGACGATTCCAAATGCGGTGTGCATTAACTGGTGAATACAAAGTCGGAGGTGACTGGAGTGAAACCCACTAAAGGTGAAGAGTATCAAATAATTATTGATATTTGCGAAAAAGTAGATGAGATGGTCGAACAGGTAGATGCTTTTTGTAAAATAAAATATGGACATAATAATTGGATTTTTACTGATGACCTTTCAAAACAAGAACTAAAAGAAATAGAAGATAAAAAACTCGGAGAAGTAATTCCAAGTATTGTTTTTTATTATAAGAAAATTTAATGAAACCTACTAAATCACATAGTAGAAAAGGAGACATTGCAGAATTAAAAGCAGTTACTTTTTTATTAGAAAAAGGTTATGAAGTTTTTAGAAACTGTGGTTGTGATGGACCAGTAGATATTGTAGCAATAGATGAAAAAAACAATGTTAGTTTAATAGATGTTAAAACTTTAGTGGGTAATTATGCTACTAAACAAAGAACACCTAAACAGAAAGTATTAGGAGTAAAAATATTAGGGTATAATCCAAAAACACAAAATATAAAATTTGTAAATCACAGGGGAGATTATAATGAGACCTAAAAAAGAAGACAGAAAAAAGTTTGATATTGATTTACAATATGGAACTATCCGAGAGGATAAAATAGCTGATTTATTTACTAACAAAAAGATAGAAGTAAAATCAGAAAAAGATATATGGCAGACAACAGGTAATATAGCGATTGAATATCAGTCCTATAATAAACCATCTGGAATAAAGGCAACTGAATCAGATTACTGGTTTCATAATCTTTGTATCGGTGATGACGAGTACTGCACATTAGTATTTAAAACAGATGTTCTTAGAAAGATTGTAGAACAACTTGATACATTTAAATCAGTAAGTGGTGGTGACCACAATGCCAGTAGAATGTTTTTAGTTAATTTACAAAAACTATTTTCTACAGATGTCATAAAAGCATTTAAGGAGTTAGACGATGCCGAGAAAGAAAAAGAAAAATCTTGATACGTTAATAGAAGATATTTACTCAGTCGTTGGTGAGTTGGGTGAAGGTAAAGCTATTGATGTAAGTGAAGAGGACTTAGACAAGTTTGGTGAGTTTATGCGACAAGCATTAAAAGATTGGTTAACTCCTAGAGCTAATAAGAAACCAACACTGCGTATGTCTAATATTGGTAGACCACAAAGACAACTTTGGTTTGATATGAAAAGAGATAGTTATGCTGGAGGAGTATCACCACCAACTATGATTAAATTTTTATATGGTCACATACTTGAAAGGGTTGTGTTGTTCTTAACAGAACTTGCCGGTCATGAAGTTACTGATGAGCAGAAAGAAATAAAAGTAAGTGGCATACTAGGACATATGGATTGTAAGATAGATGGAGAGGTTATTGATATCAAATCTGCCTCTGGTTTTGCATTTCAAAAGTTTGCTAATGGCACTTTGGCAGAGTCAGATGCATTTGGGTATATGGCTCAATTATCTGGTTATGAACATGCAGAGGGTACAAATAAAGGCGGATTCGTTGCTATCAATAAAGAGAACGGAGAACTTGCATTATTTCGACCAGAAGAACTTGACAAAGTAAATATAGAAACTAAAATTAGAACAGTCAAAAAAATAATTAAGTCAGACTCTCCACCTGAACTTTGTTACCAACCAATAGCCGATGGTGCTTCTGGAAACATGAAGCTCCCTAGAGAGTGCGGTTGGTGTCCACATAAATTTGAATGTCATAAAGATTCAAACGATGGTAAAGGTCTTCGTGTATTTCAGTATGCGAAAGGACTTACTTATTTAACTAAAGTAGAAAAGCTGCCAAAAGTAGAAGAAATAACAGAGAAGTTTGTATGATGATTTGGAGTGACCAAGAATCTAAAGAAGAAATAAAAGAAGACGTAGTTAATAAACCTAAACACTATAATCAAGGTGGCATAGAGTGTATAGACGCTATTGAATCTATGTTAACTCATGAAGAGTTTGTTGGTTATCTGCGTGGTAACTCATTGAAGTATAGATGGAGATTCCGTTATAAAAATGGTGTAGAGGACTTACGTAAAGCTGAGTGGTACGAAAATAAATTACTTGAAATATTGGAGGAAAAAGTAAATGGTAGATAAGAAAGGTGAGCTACCTTATCTAGGAATAATAATTAATTATGATAAAGATAAAAAGCTTGATAAATTTAGTAAAGATACAATCAAAGATAGATATTTATGGGAAGATGAAGAAAGCCCTCAAGAAGCATTTGCTCGTGCCTCTGTCTATGTTAGTACATACAAAGGCGAAACAGATTATGAAATGGCTCAAAGGATATACGATTACTCTTCTAACCATTGGTTTATGTTTAGCACACCTATTCTTTCTAATGGTGGCACTACTAGAGGTCTGCCTATTAGTTGTTTCTTAAATCATGTGCCTGATAGTAGACATGGTTTATCAGCTCACTACGATGAAAACATTTGGTTAGCTAGTTCTGGTGGCGGTATTGGTGGCTACTGGGGAGAGGTAAGAAGTGATGGTGTTTCTACTTCTAATGGTAGTAGGTCTACAGGGTCTATACCTTTTATGCATGTGGTTGACTCTCAAATGTTGGCTTTCAATCAAGGCACAACAAGACGTGGTAGTTATGCAGCTTA